GGATCAAACGCAGGAGCGTCATCTTGGTCTGCTTCTTCTTGGGCAAACCGCACAACTCGCTCACTCTCAGTTTCCTGTCCAGCAGCTCGGGCATCCGCTTCTTCGGCATCTCTCAGTTGCATCTCACCGATGCTCCTTTGAGTCTCGTCAGCGATCCTCTGCAGCTGGGTAACTTCATACTCTTCTGCTTGGATATCATACTCTAGCTGTTCCTTCATTTCCTCCCAGTCTACCTCCTCCATCTGGGCCCGCCCTCTGTGCAATTTCGCTGCTCGCTCTCCCGTGGTAGCCCGAAGAGATCCAATCCTCTCAAGGTACTTGCGTAGTGAGTTTTGCTCAAGACGCAACCGGTTAGCTTTAGTCAGCTCCACGTTCTCTGGTCGCGAAGCAGGACGCTCCGCGATAGGGGGCATGGGAGTCCGCATCATCACTTCACCCAACGAGGGTTGGTGTACGGGCTCATCCTCCATGGCCTCCAGTGCTTCTCTCGCCCTCGTAGACAATTGCCGAGTCTGGGGGGGACGCACCGGGGCCGCAGGTAGTGCCAGCTTAGGGGACGCAGTAGGCGGCTCCTGCACAGGTGCCATCTCTACATCTCTCTTTACTGGGCTGGCGGCAGGTAGAGTAGACTTCGGCGCTTCAATCACCGACGGTCCCCAGAGGTCTTCATCCCCTGGTCCGCTGTCCTCAGGCTCTTCCCAAGCCCCTCCTGCCGCCTCGAACGCTGCATTAGCGTCCGACACCCGATCCACGGACATTAGTTCCACCTCTGCGGAGATGGCTATCTGCCCGGGAGTCTCTGCCAGGAACATCGCTCGCTGTTCCTCTGTAGCAAAGATCTTGGCGTAGAACTGCTGCGAAGGGTACTCGGTAGCCATAACCAATTGGCCCACATCGAAGTCCTCCACATTAGGGAACGCCTCTTTCTCCACAGTAAAGGCCTTCTGGCCCATACTCTTTCGCGTGTTATAACAGCCCGCGAGATACGTGTATGCGAATGGATCGGAGAATGCCATGACACCCTGGCCCAAAAGGGCCTGCAGGGCATATGACGCCTTGACGAGATGGTCGTCACTCTGGACAGTGTGCAACACAGCGTTGCGCACTACGTCCTTAAAATCTGAGCACGGGACTAGAATCTCGAGTGGCCTGCCATTCAACGTCACCTCCTGGGGTACGATGTACTTACGTATCTGCATCCCCAGGAAGGTGTTGGCTATCACCACACTATCATCCAGTTCCTCGACCACTCCATCTCTCTCCAATCTGTGCACACGCACGTCCTGATCCCTGATGATTTGCACATTCATCGACTCAGCCTTCAGGGGAAAACCGATCTTCTCGGCCGCCTCCAATAAGCTAAGCTTATACTCCGCTAACTGGAGTAAGCCCATGGGCACTGGGATCTTGGAGCACGCGAACGTCAAACGGCCCGACCCAACAAGGTCGATAAACGTCGTGAAATTCGTACCGCTCCCGAGACCCTTGGTCTTCATGAACATGTAGTGCTTGTACGTCAGCACAGGCATCTGGGACAGATACTGCACGAAATGCAGAATTACACTGATCCAGGTACGGTCTATATGGTCCGCTGAGGACATCATATAGTCGAGCATCCCCGCCTTCGACTCCAAGGACATCAAAGTAAAGTCCTTGTCCGTGAAGTTAGCGAGTAGCAGAGCTTGGAATAGGGTGAAGGTGTTCCTATCGCACTTCATATCCATGCCTTTTACATCTGGCATGAGTACTACGTGTGATCGATCTTGACACACCACCACCCACACCTGGTCATCCCCCCACGAAATAGGGTAGAATCCAGGCTCACGTCGACGCGTGATCCACTCCGCCAGCCTCGCCGCTCCACCTTTGGACCACGAGAACCCGAAGGCACTGGTGGAAGTAGGCGACTGCTCGAAATTTTGCTGGTTGGGCGACACAGCTTGGTACACACACGTCCACAGCATCCGTAATGCCCCCGGTAGCACGTAGTAAGGCCTGGTCTTCGTCAAGAAATCCTCTCTCTCGTAGACATCCCTCTTCGCCGCCAAGAAGGCGGTGAACTCGTGCAGATGGGCCTGCGACTGAGCGTGCTTGAAGAGGGCATTAGGGCCCCTCTCCAGGATCTTCAGTATCGCAGTGGACCTCAGCAGGATATCCTCGATGACATCTTCCACGGTAACCCCTGTGTAATAATATGGGGCTCCTGGATGAGCTGTCTCGTTCATCTCCGGTGCTAAGTTTACTGGCGTGGCTCCAGCTCCAGTCAGATGCCCCTTGTGGGAATGTGGCAGTGCTGATAGGAGATAACGGAACTCCTCCTCCGTTGGTTTGGGTGAATCCTTCATAGGGATCTGTGATTTGATCCTACGAACGAGGCCTAGCTGGTTGCCGCTGCCCTCATAGAAGAGAGCTGCGTACGCAGCCGCCTCGCGAGCCTTCAGTGGGTCAAGCGCGACATTCACTGATAGCTGGGAGTAGTGCAGACCGTCATACCCTCCCTGCGAAAAGCTGAGGAGTGGGTTGAGCATGACGGGGTTAGTATAATCCACGGGTTTGAAGACAGCCGAGAGCATACTAGAGAGAAGGGGTTCACTGCTACGGAAGCCCGGGGTGGTGGAGAGAGCCGTCCTGATGAACTCAGGCTTAGACATCTCCTTCGGCACCGGGGGCGCACGGAAGGCAGGGTATGGAGGGATCGCGCGCTCGGCTACGGGAGCAGCTGTCTGCTGCTTCCGCAAGGCCTGCGCTCGGATCTCCGTAAGCGACTTAGTCTTTACCGACGAGTACATGTAAGAGTTAGACATGGAGAGGGTGGACGTGGGTTTGGCTTGGCCAGTATTGAAACTAGTTTCCTTTTATCCCAAGGACGGGGGTGAGTGAAGAACTCACAGTATTTCTGTTAATGCTCAAGATGGTGGGGGGAGGAGCCCGGCTTACCGCTGTACGTACACATAAGTAGGCGTAGTAGCGGCAGAGGCCGATGCTTCGACGCGCGCGAGGGGGGGGGGGCGAGTTGTGCCAACTCTAGGGCTTTCTTCCGGGCATTCACCACAGTCACAGTATCTTGAAGATGCTTAAACTCGAGTGTGCCTTCCATGAAGAGATAGCCCAGGATAGTAGACACCGGACAGCCCAGGTGCGCGCCTGACAGTAGCAGCAGCAGATCTTGACGACACTCTGGCTGACCTACTGATCCGTCGAAATCGCAGTACTTCCACTCTGGTCCGGTAGTGATACACCTCTCTAACCCTTGTGGGGCGAAAGGTACGTTCGATGCCCATGGAGGAGTGATCATAGAGCACTCACCTGCACTAGCCCCTTGAAATGTGGGCTGTGTATTGGTGGGATACTCTGCTGGCAGCACCTCAATCGCGAGCGACCCTTGAGTGTTGGTTGGCACAGCCCCTCGATACGAGAGTTTTGTGCCACCAGGCTTCAAACGGTAGCGCGAAAACGACTGCGCTACACGAATGATCTCAGGAGGAAAGCACACTGGGAAGAATGCTGTCGACGCGGCTTGGTAAGGTGAGATACCGACATTGATCGCTCCCGTTCCCGCGCCAGTGCCGCATGCTTGAAATGTCACAGTGCCTGTGGAGGCACCTGTGGACACCTGCACGAGCGCACAGCTGAAAGGAATAGAGAACGAGGGTAAACGAAAGGAGGACTTAGAGACGACGCCCGAAATGGCTGGGGCGGACACGCGTGAAGACTTCAACCTCTCACTCATAGCGGATGGCGTTGAGCCACCAAACGCTCCCCTGACTGCAGCACCAGCTTGACGACCTGCCTTTACGGCCGACGGGCCATATTGGAGGAGAAGCTTAGCTGCTTTAGCTAGGAGGGATGGGTTGAGAAGAGAGCCCCGGGCGGGTTGGTTGTTGCGTACGGAAAGCATGGGGATGGAGGAGAGAAGGCTTGGTTTGGGGACGAGCCTATGCTCAAGACGGGAAGTAATAGGAGAACGCAAGAGCTTGCGTCCTCCCACCTAGTTACCCAAGGGGGGGTTAGAAAGAGAGCCTGGGAGATGTTTATTTGGATACAAGTTAAGGGGGGGAGCAGAAACCTTTTCCCGAGTCCCCTGTCACAAG